TATTCTACAAACTTTTGCCACCCATTTGTGTAGAAGTCTTTAAAAGTATCAAACTCGGAGTGATCCAACTTTTTTTGACCAAGTTCTACACTTGCAATATAATCCAGACGATAAGATTCCTGCGCCTTATAAGTAAACTTCTTATAGAGATTTAGATAATCAAGTTGAGTAACACCCCCAACATCATAAGAGATATGTTTACGACCTTGAATAAAAGTTTCACGTTCTGTTACAAGACCCCAAGGTGACATTCGTTTCATCAACTTTTCACCAAGAATGCGATCAATACGACGAACCAGATATGGGATGTCATACAATTCACTATTCCAACCAGTTATAACTTCTGGTGTGTTCTCTTCAATCATCCACCAATTAATGAAATCATTTAGAAGTTCATACTCTGTTCTAAAACCTTTATAGAGAACATTCTTTTGTTTATTGTTAAATGGACCACGACCCCAAGTACGAATCTGTTTCGTAGCATAGTCTTGCACCGTAATCAAAAGAACTTCTTCGGCAGCAGATTCCACATCAGGGAATCCATTCTCCGATGCAACCTCAATGTCAAGAGTGGCGATCTTAATCTTGCTGGTATCAAACTTAATTTCTTCTTCTGGATACATCTCAGAAATATACTGATAGATGTATCGGTCATTGCCATAGATCTTGAAGTTCTCTACACCCTCATACTTCTTGATGAAATCTCTACAATCACGAACTGTTCCTGGTTCTACAGACTCAACATACTCCCCCTCAAGAGTTTTGTATTTTGTCTTCTTGTTGGAGGGAACAAAAAGTGTTGGAGAAAACTTTTCTCTCGTTGCAAAGTGCCTACCATTCTCATAACCCCTCACTAGAAAGTGGTCGCCCACCATTTGAACATTGGTGTAAAATCTCATCCTTTAAGTTTTTCCAAATATTTTTCAAGTAGTTCCAATTTTGGATCCATAATAGTAATAATTTTATCAGAGTTAATCATAAACTCCGTTTGATCAGTATCATCCTTCATCCAAGGGCAGAGATTGTGTTCTGCCCAAATTTCATGTGGATTAATAAGTTTGCAATCTGGTTCTCCAATGTCTGCCCCAACTTCTACAATTTCACTAATCAGTCGTTCACTGTTCGTCAGCAGAATCAGTTTGATCGTTTTCTCCATTAATCATATCCTCATAAAGTTTTAAAATTTCTTCGATTGGATTTACTACGGTTACCAACCAATCATGTCTAACAGGAATTTGTTCGTCAGAGGTAATTGGAATCCATGGTGAGAATGATACATTGAGATCGTTCTCATCTTCTTGTGGAGTAACCTCTTCTCTCAAGAAACCATACTTAGGAACAAGATTTATTGAGTATGGATTTTTAAAAAGATATCCGCAAACCTTTTCATCCGAAATAAGTTCTTTGATATCTGCAATTACAGACTCTCCAGATTTTAATAATGCAACCTTAATAGACATTTTTAATTTACCTCTCAAATTATTATAGCAATAAAAAAGAGGGGAGTCAACTGGGTTTTGCCAGTCATCCCCTCGCGGCGACGATATTCAGTTTTATTTATTTGGTTTTTGGTGTGAGTTTATATGCTCCGAAGATTGATCCGCCAATTGCGGTTAAGATTGCTGGGATTGCTAGAAGTTCCATATGAGTATTAATACTTAATAGATGATTATTTAGTCAGGAAGTATTATGAAACCAAGAAGGCGATTGGCCATCCGAAAAAAAGAGTGGAAGCAGTTCCAAATAATAAAGTGGATATGGTAAAGTTCATAGTTTCCTCCAAACTGTTACATAATTATATAGAAAAAAGTGTATCACTATGATACACTTTTGTAGCAACCACAACTAAATTATAAATTAATTGTTAAGATTTACAGATAATCCTTACGTTTGTGTGCTTCGGGAACAACTTTTCCAAGCACAATACTCAAAAGCCCATCCTCAAAATCAACTGATCTAACTTCCGTGTCTTCAGAGAGTGTCCACGCTCGTGTAAACGACCGTTGAGCCAGACCCTTGTGAAGATATTTTGTTTCCGTTTCTTTGTCTTCTTTCTGACCTTCGACAAAGAGTTTACCATCTTGTGTGTAGACATAGACTTCTTTCTTTTTAAATCCTGCTAGTGCTAGTTCCAGTCTAGATTCTACGTTGCTGACCGTGACTAGATTATATGGTGGATAGTTTGATGTTGTTTCGTGAAGGTTGAATAGACGATCAAAGTATTCGTCCATACCGATGCTATTCCTACTTATGCGGTCTAGAAGCTGATCCAAATTGGCAGCATTATACTTCATTAAGTTAGTCATTTGTAGCTCTCCTAAAAGCGAGATTGCGTTGTGTGGACCCTTACGGCATCCACTACTAATTATAACACTTCCATAAAAAAACGGGGTGTGGAACCCCGTATCTTTTTATTCGGTTTCCTGCTCTTTGGTTCGTTTCCCAATATTGTATTTCTGCTCAAGAATCCAATCGTTCTTGTCTTTATAAGCCAAAACTTTAATTTGATTAAGAGGAGCAATATCAAGAATCAATTCCTCATTTACAATATCAATCAATCCCCAATCAGAAAGCAATCTTGTAATACGATTCCTACGTTGGACATCATTTACAGTAAGATTAGCACGTTTGCCATCCAGTGCAAACAATTCCTTAAAGTGAACAATATAATATCTTCCTTGCTTATGAAGAATATGGCAAGATTGATAAAGTTTCTTTTCTTTGCGAGAAGCAACACCAATTCTTGTCAATGTTTCACGAACCTTGAGAAAGTCATCTGGTTCTCCCAGAATCACTTCTACCATTTTATCTGCCGACCATTCTACGGTAGGTTCAATAGTTCCACTCATCGTTTTCCTCCAGTCTCAAATTTCGATTTAATAAAGTTGATTTGTTCCTTTGTGAGAATTTTCAAAGCTTGTTTTGCCTTTTCATTACTATATCCATAGTATTTCTTGACGTATTCAAGGTCTTTGATTTTGTCTTGTTTTAACCAGGGAGAGAATCTCTTCTTTTTCCTCAAACTATTTAGATAAAATGAATATTGCATATCTTTATCTAACTGATGATTTCTATTCATCTCATTAGCAAACATTATGCAATCTATGTGTCCAGAAAGACAACGATTGATGATGTATGGAGGATATTGTTTAACGATATCGGGGTTTTCTTTAATAAGGTTTTCCTTATTAAAGGTTATTGAGTTCAACCAATCTTTGAGTTCCATCAGCGAATAATTTGAATGTCATCATCATCTGTCCAGAGTTCGACTTTAGTTCTGAACCTATCTTCTGCCTTAAGTTTTTCATATCGCTTGGTTGCTTTCTTTTTCCACCAAGCAATGATGTTCTCAAGATAGAACTTATCCCAGTTAGGGCCAAGCACAAGTTCATCCTGCTCACCGAGAATTACTTCACGAACATTGGAATAACCATACTCGCAGAAATATGTTCTCTTCTTTTGTGTCAGGGCAAGTGCAGTGTTTATTACAGTATTAAACTGCTCTAGTTGTTCATTCAAACCATACTCTTTGAGAGAGTTACGAGTGATAGAAATCATCTTTGTCTGACGCTTCATCTTTTTAGATGATGCTTTATTATCTGTCAGAGGAGTATTGTTATTGAGTAAAGTAAATCTGTCATGAAGTTTGTGAAATGCCTCATCATGAAGAAGTGGCAGAAACTTACTTTCAGTCAATCCCTTGTATCTCATGAATGGTTTTAGGCCATCGTATTGAGAAGCATCTGTAGTAGACCCATACAGCGAAGTAGTTTCAAAGAGGGCGATATCCTTCTCAAAGACCTCATTGAGTGTCTCACGGGCATAGTGAGAGCAGCAGAGAAGTGCTAGGAGTTTACCTCCAAGATAGTTGTATCCAAACGGTTGAGATGGCACAATCACAAATCCCATGGCTGCATGGCGATTGAAGATTGAAAGATTTGGTGCTTTACCCAACCAAATATTTCTTGGTTTGGAATTGATTGTAGGAGAACCAAAACGAATAAATCCAAGAACTTTTTGAGTATTCTTTTCGAATACCATCCAACGAAGTTCCCTACCAGGAATATTGCTCTCATTATTATGAGAAGATACTGCTCTTAAAAGATTTACATAGTGTTCTTGTTGGATAGATTGTTGAAATCTAGCACCAACAAATTTGATATCAAACTCCATCTCTTGTGGATGAATATCTTCATTGAAGAACTCATCATGCAAAGGTGCAAGAGAATTAGTAGATTTGATTACTTCCTTTTTAACAAAACGCAAATAGTCCTCAATATTTCCCATTTGTGAAAAATATTTGATGAACTCATCCGCAGCCCAAACGGCATCACTTTCACTGATTATCATTATATCAAAGTATAAGTTTCTTCTTGTCTGGAGTAACTAACTTACTTCCATAGACTTCATTATACTTGTTCTTGATACTTTCATCAACTTCAGCAATATAAACAATATGATTGCGTGATACTTCTATTTCAGGATTTTCCCTGTCAATAACTGTAGCCCATGGTGCAAAACCCACCGTTCCAGATGATGTTGGCAAAACAACCAAACCATTCTGCACTTTTACAGTAGTATCATTTTCTTCAAGTAGTTCAGCAACTACTTCTTCACCAGTAATAATACGAAAAAGTTTTACGTTCATTTTGAATATAGATTAAGTTGATTTGATTTGTGTAGCAGAACTCCATCAACTTTTGATAGCAGCTCACGCATATCTTTGTGCAAAACACGATACCCAGTTCCAACATAAAGTTGCCCAGAAACAACAGCAATTGTTGCAATACCCCAGAAAACGTAATAAAACCTTGACTTAACTTGTGCCTTAAGTTTTTGTTTTTCTTTTTTCATTTGAAAGTACACTCCACCATTAGTTCTGTCATACAAGCAAG